TCCTTCTCGTGGTCTTGTATAACTTTCTCAAACTCATTTTTAAGTTTTAAGCGTTCTTCATCAGTTGTTACTACATCGTCTATTATAGTAGAAGCTTGTCCTACTAAACTTTTAATAATATTCTTTATCATAATGTAATTATATCAGGTGCGTATCTGTATTGTGTGTCTCCGTCTTTATCTTTATAAGCCTCTAAAACTTCTCGTCTGTTTTTAGATTTTTTAAGAGATATGTGAATCCAAGAGAAATCAAATTCATTTATCATTTGGTCGAACTCAACTGCATTGTCTATAATCCAGTCGTAAACTTCTTTATTACACATTTTGCCTTCTTTCCAAAATTGTATATCAACTGCTTCGCCTTTGCTGTGTTGCGACTTATTAGACCCACCAATTGCACGATTAAGCTCCTTGGAACGATAACCACTACTAATCCTGATAGGACCAAGATGGTTACGAACAGGCTGTAAAAGATTTGTAACAATCCTTTGCAAATTCTCCAAGTCTTTTTTTGTCGGTTCATTGTCTATCCCTAGTCTTTTGGCTGTGTTACTTCGAGTAATCTCCGATAACACAAAGTTTTTACTTAGTCTCATTTCTCTTTAATTTGATTAGCAGCTAACAATAATTCTATCTTGTGTAACTTAGTCGATATATCTGCTAAGATAACTTTTAATTCGTTATCAGATTGCTCTAAGTGATATACCCTAGAAGAAAGTTTAGTTACTTTAGTTTGTAGATTCGTCCAAACACCTACGCCTGTTGAGAGTAATACAACTATTGATATTATCAACTCTATTAATCCTATTGTCACTTGCATTACTTTACTTTACTTTATTTTGTTAATTTAATTTAAAGGGAGTGAAAGTAGTCTATCGAAAAGGTAGCGAAAAGATACACTACAATCAATCTCCCTTTTTATACTCTTGCTAATGTTATTTTTGCTCCGTAAACTTGTCTTCTTGTTGCTCCAGCAGTAAATTTTATGCTTAAATATTTACTAGGTGATCCTAAAAATGCAGTAGATAAAGCTTGATTTGAATTAACTGCTGGTGAACTTGTTAAAGCAGTAGTTATATTATTTTCAACACTACAAGCATAAACATCAAAAGTAGATGATGATGAACTTCCATATACTTGTACGTGAGTAGCCTCATAACCTTTAGGCACTTGAAAAGTAGCGTAAGATGCAACACTAGCACTGTTATAATCAGAAGATCCTCCGTTTGAATTTGTTGCTGATGTAACGCTTAGACTCGATGTCATACAAAAATCTACAGCAGTAAGGTACGCCTGTAAATCATATATATTACCAACATTATTACCTCTTAACCAAAAAGAATCTATTTTTTGAGTAGTTAATGTATTAGTAGTTTTATTAAAGGTTAAGTCACTATCACCCTCAAATGCTCCACTATCATTAAATTGAACTTGCGTATCTGAGCCTCCAGGAGTCCCACTTCCTCCACCACCTCCTGTTATTACGTTGGTTAGGTCGGATGGTATTACAAATAATTTAGCACCTTCAATAATTGGAAAATCAGGTGTAATAGAATTTATATCTATTGAGCTTGAGCCACTTGCTGTATCACCATTAACTGTAACAACTAATCCATTAACATCTAAAGGATGCCTTAAAAAAAGTTTTTGATTATTATAAACTTTAGCCGAAGTTGTACCACTAAAGTTAATCTTAGCTATTGATGTTCCTGAGGTTATATCTGTATTAGTTTCTGCTATATAATTAGCATTATCAAAATCCCTAATACTTTCTTCAATTATATTTATTTTATTTTCATTACCCTCTGACATTGGTCTAAAGGCTGATGTATCAATAGGATCAGGAACACTAATTGTATAATTTACATTATCTACTTTAAACCATTCACCACTCATTGTTTCGCTTTGAGCTTTAAACGTACCCCCTAAAAATGAGTAGTAATTATAGTTTGAATTACCATTAATAGAGTATTTAATAAGTTTAATTGGTGATATATCAGGGCTAAATATATCTGCTTGTAATATTTCCAATGGCTCTATTTGTAGTTCTAAAAACTCATTACATAATAATTGTGTTGGATTAAGAAAACCTCCACTATTACCCCTTCTAAATCCTGATGTAACTGATTCAGGTGTAGTACCATTTAAATATTGTATGCAATTTACATTAACTGATTCATCTCCCGATTGACCTATAAGCATATCTCCTAACTGAAAATCCTCTTCAGCAGTAATAGTATTCTGATTGGCTACAAATTTTAAACCCTCGCCTTCATCAGTTAGAGCTAAAGAGCCTTCTGTATCATTAATATTTGATAATATTGATGTTTGATATTTGTCCTCCCTTATAGCTCTAATAGCTTCAGATGAAATATATGGACTTGTAGAACCTGGCCAATTTAATCCACCATTTGTGTTGATTGGACCACTCACTCCACCTGCATAAGTACCATTATCCCACTTGTAATAATAAATATTTCTGTCACCTGTTAGTTTAATATGAACTTGACCTGTAATTGGTGGTAAATCAGCTTGAACATTAATACTACCCCAAGTCTCAGCTATTCTTCTTCTTGCTGACACAGGAAATATGTTAGGCCATTCAACCCACATATCACAAGGACCATTACTATTACTAGAATTAATTTGTTGAGGATAATTTGAATCAGACCCTAACACTTGTTGTACTCCTTGTGGATAACCTATTATGTATTTATTCAAAGGCTCAGAAGTAACCCATTGATACCTATTACTTGTTGTTGAATGTGTTAAATAATAAGTTGATGTTCCATCACTAATCTTAACTTGCCAATAAAATGTGCTATAAAAGTACATACCTTGTAATGATGGGTCTGTTTGTGATAATGTTGACAGACTATCTATTACAGATGATTCTGATAAAACCTCTTTATTATATAAATTAAGATTTACGTTTAAATGTGCTGAATCTGGAGCTGATGGGTCGTTTTGCATATCACCTACAAAAGTGTAAGATGAATAGTCTCCTGGAAATATTAGTATTTGTGCAGACCCAAAAGAATAGTTAGCTGTAACACTGTTGTAAGGCGGCTCGTAGGTAGATGAACCTCCTCCCATAACAATACCTCTGTTAGCATTTGTTGTTCCATCAATAATTAATAAATTATCCTCTACCTCTACTGATGGAGTATCGGATTCATCCCCTTTATCGTATTTGTAAAACCTTAAATCTCCTGATGTATTACCTTTGTAATTATTAGGTTGAATAAAGTTATATCTTCCATCTGATAAAACTCCAATGGTATTAAATGTTTTAAGTGATTCTTTTAATACTTTAGATTTATAATATCTGTTTGGCCATTTTTCAGGCTCTGTTCTAAATGGTACTTTTGAAATTCTATATAATGAAAATGGATCATCTGATTGATATGTGTCCCCATCTCTCCACCAATCTACTGATGTATATATCCAATCTTGATTATCTCTAGCAGGAGCATTATTATTAACTCCTGAATCTGCTGTTACATTATATATACCTGAATCGTCTCCAAAATCTTTAATATGTTCTATTATAGGATTAGCAGTTGATGTTTCTGCTGTTGTTAATGAGGATTCAGGTTGCTTTCCATAAGTACCAATTGAATCAGTGGCTGTAATAGATGATTGATATGGAAATGGAAAATTCTGAAATTGCGAGAATGATGGTTGAACCCATCCAAACCACCAAATACCTGCATCGCTTATGGCATTTTTATATACCCTAACAAAGTATCTTCTATCACCTTTACTAAATACATCATACATAAAATCTTCATCAGTAGAGTTTTGTATGTTACAATTAATAATACACTCTGATGTAATATATTGTCTATCTCTAGTACCTCCTTCACCAGTCCATCTAACTTCAAATCCCTCTCCGTGCAAATCAATTACGCTACTACTTCCTGCCCAATCTTTTCTCCATATCTCAACATACCAAGTTGTACCTGCTTGACCTGAAATTTCAGCGTGTCTATACTTTCCGTAAGCCATAATACCTTTTTATCTTCTTTGTTTTCTTCTATTAGCTCTATCGAATACAATCAATAAATCATCACCCGATATTCTTACATCAGGTATAGCCGAACCACCACCTAAAGCGTGGTTAGGTATAATTGTTCCTTTTTGTGAAGGTACGAATAATTCTGGTCCCCTTTCCCCAACGAGACTGACTTTACCTAAAGGCGGTTGACCTCCGTTGGCGAAACTACCACCCATCATACCAAGCATTGTTTGTTTAAATCCTGACATTCCTTGACCTGCAAAAGCACCTCCCGCAGGAGCAACTCCTAAAGCACTAAATATTGCTGTCATTATAAGGGCTTGAATAACCATCTTTGCCATAGCTTTAAGTAAATCAACAAACAAGTTACCTAAGTTTTTTAAACTTAATTCTCCTGATACTGCCATTTGAGCAAACGCATCAGAAAATGCAAATCCTACATCTAAAGCAAATCCAGTTAGTGTGTCTTTTACAGCTTGAGTCTTAGCATCAAAATTGTCAACCATTTGTTGCATAGCATCTGTAGTGTTAATCAAAGTTCCTTGAACTACATTTGATATAGCTGTTGGTGCTATAGCACCTAGGGTTGGAACTGCTTTTGCACTATCTACAGCCTTTTCTTGCTTAAATTTTTCTTGTCTATCTAATTCTTTATTAATTTCTTCAAGTGCTTCTGCTTCTGCCTCTAAAGCTTGATGACTCTTCCAAGTTGAAAGCATAAAGCCTTTTTGACTCATTATAGCTTTTTTCCTTGCGTCCTCTTGTGCTTTGAGCCTCGCCTCATCTCCTAATGTATCTGCAAATGATGCAATAGATGCGAATATCGCTGAACCTGCAATAACTTCAATACCTAGGGCAGCAAATGCTGCTCCTACAGCAGTAACTGCCGCTGATACTACTGCCAATCCTGTTGTTAATAATGGTATAAGTGCTACCATAGCACCTAGAGCTATTAAAACTGGTCCTGCTGCTAGAGCAATACCACCTATTGTTATAATTAATTTTTGAGTATCTCTGTCTAATTTTCCAAATTCACCAAATAATTTTGTAACAACTTCTATCATAGGCATCAACATTTCTGATAATACCTCCCCTAATTCTAACTTAAACCCTTCAAATGCACTCTCTAACTTTTTAACCTTAGCAAAGGTAGTTTGACCCATAAGGTCAGCCATTTCCTTTAACTTAGTAGTGTTAGTCTCATAAGCACTTGATAACTCATTTACCTTTTCTAAGTTATCTGTTAATACAAGTAATTGGTTGGCTGCCGTAGTACCAACTAATTCTTGCGCTCTATTAAGATCCATTTCACCTTCAGCAGCTTCCTCTAATACACTAGAAAACTTTGTACCAGTTTCATTTAACTTCATAAATATTTTACGAAGTCCTGTACCTGCTTTAGATGCCTTAATACCATTATCCATTAAGACACCCATCATCGCAGATAATTCTTCTATGTTAACTCCTACTGCGTGAGCTGATGCACCTGCGTGACCAAAGGCTGTTGCAAATGTATTTAATTGAATTGATGAATCTGAAGCTGCTGAGGCTAGTGTGTTTGATATACGAGCTGCATCTTCTGCCTCTAAATTAAAAGCGTTTATTGATGCTGAAACAACTTCTGCTGATAAAGATAAATCTTCTCCAGTAGCTAAGGCAAGGTCTAATATAGACTCAGTCATACCTTGTATCGCATCAGGCTTAAAACCTTTACGACCTAATATTAATTGTAAGTCGGCTACTTGAGATGCTGTAAATTGAGTAGTAGAACCTAATCTCTTAGCTTCTTTTGTAAGCATTTTAAACTCTTCGGTAGTAGCACCAGTTACAGCGTTAACCTTCATCATAGCGTTCTCAAAATTAGAGAACGTATCGAAGGCTTGTTTACCCATAGCAGCTAAAGGTGCTGTAACACCAAAAGTCAGCATAGAGCCGACACGAGCTGCATTAGAAGCAAAACCTGCTATTGATTTATTTGCTTTACCAAGACTTGCTTCTAAGCCTTTGATATTAGCAGCTACAATTATCGATATAGTTTTTACTCCACCCATTTTAAACTTTGATTTTTTTAGGTTCTGTTAGTTTGTATCTCTTTAAAACCTCTTCGATTTGCTCTTTACTAGCAACATCTTTTTTAATTTTAACTTTGCTGTCCCAAGGGAAAGGCATTAATTCTTTTGGTTTAAGTCGATGTTTCGAGTGAGGTACTATACAACTGTGTACTATCATTCTAGTTTGTTCCCAATTATTTTGAGATAATTGTTCGTTGTATTTTTTGAATCCTCTTATTTTGTTGTCTAAGGAACGTGGGGTCAAATCATATAACTCTGCATCACTTAACCCCAACATTCCCAATCCAACTTCTTCTAACTTATCCCAATCTACTTCACCTGTCTCTTCATCAATAATTTCCTCTCCCTCTGCTACTTTCCCTTTTTCTGAGGTTGGTCTAATTGGAACGCTTCAAAGATTTCATTTATCTTACCGAAATCTTCATTGTCTATCCATTGTTCAATATCTCGAACTTTGTACTTAAACTCTTCTCCGTTCTTCTTAGCACCATATTTTAGACCATAGTAAGCGATAATACCAACGTGGTCTATCTCTGTTCCTAGTTGATCCATTTCATTTAACTTTAAGTTACAATCGTTACAGATGTCTTTTAAAGCTAAATAACTAAATCTAATCGGTCTTCTTTGACCGCCTATTTCTACCTTTTTCATTGTTTTAATTTAATTTAAATTGATTTATAAAACTTTCTTTAGTGATATTGAACTTAGCCAAATTGTAGTCGCACCTGAAGACCTTTTAATTTCTAAATTATCTTGACCTGGCTTTAATAAAACTGTATGTGTACCTACACTTGATGGTATTCGCATATCTATTTCAGGGTTAGCTTCCCATCCATCGTGAACAGCTAAACCACCTTGCGTACTTGTGTGTACAGTATAAGTTAATGAAAAGAAGTCGCCAGGTGTTGAATATAAACCTAAATCTTTAGTTATATATGCTATAGCACCTGTTGTAATAATTTTACCATAACCATCTTCAACTACAGTAGAACCACCCGAATAAGTCCAATAATTAGGGTCATCAAACCCTGTATCACCAATTAACTCAGGACCAAGTCCATTAGGATAAACATTACCTGTACCTGTGAAAGTAGCCGAACAAGTTAAATTATCTTCTACTCCTGCGTCAAAGCTTACCGATGATACAAGTGCGTTTCCTTGCCAATGAGTAATATCGGTAGGGTCTTGATAATCGGTTGCTTCAGGTGAAAGCTCTATTTGCCAAGATGAGGTGAATATAGAGTCTGAGCTTTGAGTATCTGCTAAACCAGGATATAATCTAAACTGAACAACAGCATCACCTTGGTCAATTTCTACAGTAGGAAACTCTAAAGCTACTCTACACCAAGTTGAATCTAAGTTTGTTATTTTATAATAACCACCTCCTATAGATATAATCTCTTCACTTCCATTACCGCTTATTATTCTAGGTGTATAAAATGATGAATTTATATTTAACACATAAAAAGAGGCTATGTCTGAAGTGCTTTCTTTAACATAAAAAGACCAAGTAAGTTTTTTACCCTCCAATCTTGCAGCATCAATATGATACTCTAACCTATCTTGTGATGCAGTAGTTGCCTCTATAAGAGACGCAGTAGTGCCGCCAAATGGGTCTGCCTGTAAATTAGCTTGTGATAAATCATTAGATTCAGTAAACTCATCAACCCCACTTTGAGTAAGGTTAGTGCGTAAAATGTTTCTAATTCTATCAGAGAAACTTAAATCGACTAAACTTCTTTGTTTAAGTTTATCGAAGAAATCAGTACCATCTAAAGGTACATCGGGATTTATTGATTGTAATATATCGGTAGATACTTCAAAAGACTTTAAACCACCCAAAGACTCAGACCATCCGTCTGAATCCTTGTTGGTTACATCTCTTAAATCCATATTAGTGCTAAACGAAGCTGATGTACTAAAAGCTACAGGGTCAAATATTGCTGATGAGCCTGGTGTGATTATTTCTATAATAATAGCTCCCTCGTTAATAGTTGCTTGACCATTTTTAATAACTAATGTGGGTACGATACCATTAGAACCATTTTCAAAATCTTGATAAGTATAATCACCTGAAACAGTTTGTGAGCCTATTGCTGTGTAGTCTTTTGCTAAAGATATTGCTGTTAATTGACTATCGATTTTATCTAAAACGCTAGTGGCTGTGTTAACTATAGAATCAGATGTTTCTACATCATCAAAGACAGCACCTGAAGCATCTGTAATGTTATCAATTTTTAAAGTACCAAAAGAATCGCCATCAGCTAGTGTAATAGGATCAACAGTTTTCACATAAATCCTAGTCTTTTGTTTAGCAGGGTCAGTCGTCTTAGCATAAACCAATAAATCCGAAGCGTTTTTAATTGCCATAATTAATGGATTTAAAAGTTAATACTATGCGTTTAATTCTAGTTCTCCAGTTCCTGTTAAAGAGATTGAATAAGTTGCGTTTTCTTCTACACCTGCATCTATAGAGATTGAAGTGATAAGTGCTGTACCATCATAAACCATACCTGAAACACCAAATGTACATTGTACTGCTGCTCCAGCAAATAATGTATCAGTTAATTCAAGTACATCTGCTCCTGTAGCACCTGATACTTCAACGAAAGCATCTCCACTTAATTCCCAAGATTTAAGACCACCTAAGTTTTCTTGCCACCCACCTGAAGATTTTGTTGTAGAATCACGAAGATCCATATTCATAGATATTGAAGCTGAAGTACAATGAGCTACAGCCTCTAATGTACCACCTGTAGGTGTTATACTTAAAACTACGTTTGTTGCGTTTTGAATTGCCATTTTATTTTAATTTTTAATTATTAGACAGTTAAAATTTACGTTTTTGTAGAATTTCTCAGGAGTCTTGAAATAGTCATCGTCTAAATCAAGAAATCTGAATTTCGCTGTGTAGCTTACACTATCTTCAGTATAAGTCACCTCGTACAAGTCTAAGGCTTCTACGGCTGCCTTGGCTTGATTATATGTTGTGTTATAAGTGTCTGCGAAACAAGCGATGCGAATTGATACATCACACGAGTTAAGCGAACCACCTTTAGATAAAAAGTTCGATACGTTAGTTATTTCAAACGTAGAGCAAGGGTAAGATACACCTTGAGGTATTATAACAGGGAAAACCTTGTTATTACCATTAGCTGTCGTAAAAGCAGCCGTTGCTTGTAATCTTGTTACTATTTCTTTTCCTATTACTGCAAACAT